AGATTGTTCAGGATAACAATAAATAGGATAACAATTTTTTAATGCTCAATTTAAATTAATTATGGCAGGACAGCTAGGTAAATTTACGATGCAGCACTTTGATGCTTGGGCCCCTAATATTACTAAGAGGACTCACATCAGCTCTATTTTTGGTACTAAGACTCAGAAAGTGAGTGGTCTTATGGTAGAACTGATGGCAGCTAAGTACGGTAAAACTTTGGACACGATGCTCGCAAGTCTTCCTACTAAGGAGTTTGAGAGTGGTGATGATTATGTTTGGGATGTCACTGGTTCCACAGACCGTGTTATTCCTCTTGTAGAATGCCGGAATGAGGAAGGAGAAGCTATTACCTCTGCTGATGGAGAGAATGTAGGTGCAGCTACTCAGCCCTTCTACCTTGTATTTGGAGAGCACTGGTTCTTCAAGGGAGAGACTATTGAGGGTAACCTTGGTAACCGCTATCCTCTGCGAGTTCTTGAGGATGCTCGTGAAGAGGGAACCAACTATGTCTACAAAGTAGAAACTATGGCAGGTATTACTGAGGGTGTACCCCGTGAGCGACTTCTTCCTGGAGAGCTTTTCAGCTATGGTGCAGCCTTTGTAGAGGGGGGTCTTTCCCGAAAAGTAGGTGGTATCCGCCATGCAATTCCTGCAACTCTCCGCAATGAGTTCTCCCATATCCGTATTCACCACAAGGTGTCTGGTGATATGATGGATGACAAGCTTGCTATTGCAGTACTTGTAAATAAGGGTCAGGGTGTCAAACCCACTCCTGTCAATACTTGGATGCTCAATGTTGACTTTGAGGTGGAGAAGACTTTCCGTGATTACAAGAATTATGCTCTTGCTTGGGGTCGCAGTAACCGCAATAAGAATGGAGAATATACCAATATCGGTGTTAGTGGAGATGCTATCAGAACTGGTGATGGTCTCTATGCTATTGCTGAGAATGGCGGTAATGTTATTTGGTATAATGATTCCCCTCTCCGCTCTATTGAAGAGGCTCTCTATAACCTGTTTGCAGGCCGAGTAGACTTCAATGAGAGAGCTGTTACTATCCGAGGTGGTGAGCGTGGTATTGCATGGTTGCAGAAAGAAGCCCTTTCAGATGGTAGTGGATGGAAGACTGCCTTTGAGTTTGAAGGTACTAACTTGGGTCTGATGAAGAAGACCACCAATGCAGCTGCTCCCTTTGGTGGTGCTGTCTCTGTGGCTACTCCTCAGGTATTTGAGCTTATTGCTCCTATGGGTATCAAGATTACCCTTGAGGTAGACCAGAGTAAGGACAACATCAATCACAGTGGCTATAAGCTTCTGCATCCGCTGGGAGGCCCTGCAAGCTCCTATATCTTTGATGTGCTTGACCTTGGTTCTAGTGTTGAGCCCAATATTCAGAAGTGTAAGGTTAAAGGACATCCTGATGAGTGGCGTGGATATGAGGCTGGTTTCCGTAATCCCTTCACTGGTGCTTGGAACAATGACCACATGAGCAATGATGAGGATGCAGCTGTTATCCACAAGATGGCAGATGTTGGCCTTGTTGTTTGGGACCCCACCCGAATTGTAAGAGTGATGCCTGATATTCTTGAGGGCTAATATAACGGGCTTGAGGGGGAAGACCACCTATCTATCTTCCCCTCTCAAGCTCTCCTTTAGTAAGTTTAACCAATATACAATAACAATAAAATGGAAGAGAAGAAACAAATTGTGAATTGTCTGCGGAATGAAAGAGTAATAGTAAGAAAGCTCCCTAGGCGCACTAACTTGGTGAAAGACTCAAACCATATTATGGGAGATGGTATGCATGAAAATGCATTCCAGATTTACTGTGTACCTAAACTGCAGAAGAGCAATAATTTTGTGAATGTCCTCACTAATGAGGAAATGGAATGTCTTGAAGAGGTAATGGGTCTTGAACCCAAAGCCCTATCTATATATAAGCCTGCCAAGGAAAACTACTGGAGTAATGCCAATCCCAATGGTCTGAGTACTGTTACTCTAAGGAAGAAAGACAACATCTTTGATATGAGTAAACCTACGGATTATATTGCAGTAAAAATCCTCTTGGCCAATAAGGATAAAATCTGTCCTTCTATGGAAGAGTGGCAGGCTAGACCCAAGGAAACTTATGAGTATGTAATTATTAGAGAAGGTCAGGAGAGTAAGATTGCTCAGAGTAATACAGATGCTACTATTCAGGCTGTGATGAAACTTGGTAAGATTGCTGAGGATAAGGATGTTCTGAAGCTTGCTGTTGAGACTCTGATGGGCAAGAGATACTCTGATAAGGTAACACCTGAGTGGCTGCAGACACAGGCTCTTGATATGATTAAGAGTAATGCTAAGAATGCAAAACTCTTCATAGGTATCATTGAGGATGAAGATTTGGACAACAAGGTGCTTATCAGAAAGTGTATTGCCAATGGTCTTATTGCTGACAGAGGAAACTATCTGTACATCAAAGATGGTAATCAACCTATGTGCAGTGATGGAGAAGAGCCTACATTGAATAAGGCAGCCAAATGGCTGGGTAAACCTAAAAATCAGGAGATACTTTTCAGCCTGCAGGCCAAGGTGAAAGAGCTATCTAAATAGTTTATATAGGAGAAATCAGTATGACGTTAAATGAATTTTCTGAACAGTTTGATGTTCTTTATAACAGCGTAACTTCCAATCAAGCTCCAGGTTTGAGTGAGTATGAGAAGAGTTTCTTTCTTACTAAATCACAGAAGGAAACAATCAAAAACCACTATACTGCTTCCAGTGGCGGCAATAATCTTAAGCTTGGATTTGATGATTCTGCAAAGCGTCAGGCTGATTTCTCCCTTCTTATGAAGGTAGGTAAATGTGAGAAGGCTAATGTAAATAATCAAATAGACCCACGCAGCATAGTATTCAAATTACCTTCTGACCTATTCATAGTAGTCAATGAGTCTGTTATAGCAAGTGGTATAATAAAGCAGGTAGTACCTATAAGGTTTGATGAATACACTACCTATATGATGAAGCCTTTTAAGCGTCCTTTCAAGAATCAAGTATGGAGGCTCATCAACTCAGGCAGCAGTGGAGACAGTGTTACAAGATATGCTGAATTGATATTCAGTCCTGAGGTAACAGGTAGAGACCCTTTAGAATATAATATTAGATACATTAAGACTCCCCATCCAATTATAGTAGGAGATTTGGAGGGGCAGACAATAGATGGGAAAGAATATGATAGTGATGCTGTTTTAGACACAGACCCCATACTGCATGATGAAATTCTTCAGAGGGCTGTGGAGATAGCTAAACTCTCATGGACTCAGTTAGGACAAGACAATACTCAATCAATAATAGCATCTGGACAACGTAGTGAGTAAATATGGAAATAGCAGACTTTTCAAATGGATTTGATGTACTGCTGAACAGCTATGGTTCAGGTTTGGTACTTAATGAGCATGAGAAATCAGTGTTTCTTACAAAAGCTCAAGAGGAAGAGGTGCTGTCCCTTTATACGGGTAAGAACTCTTTTGGAGAAGCCCTTGAGAGTACAGAAGAATTGAGAAGGTATCTCTCTCCTATAATGGGAGAGGCAACTCTTACACCTGCAACTACTAACAAGAAAGGAATGGGCAGCAAGTATAAATTCTTTCTTGTTAGTAGTTGCAGGTGTAAGAGTTGCC